CTAGTGCATATTCTTCCAGTTAAATTTCTTCCCCGTTGTATCCATAACTATAATCGGTTTTTGATAATTCTGGAGCCACCCTTGCATACTAACAGTATTCTGATCAACCCGATGAATGCCGAGCCATAACTCGGATAGCGTATTAGCATCATCTGTAGACCATGGTGTTTGGTAATCTCCGAGCCACTTATTCTTCATCTCAACTTTAGGGCTATACCAGATAAAAGCGGGTATAACCAAAGCCTCTTTGGGTGGATTGGCCCCAGCATGAGAATATACTACTGCACGTGAAGGATCTCGTATTAAGGCATGGTCAGAAAAATAGAAAACAGAAGAGCGCGTATGCGAAAGTTGACTAAAAACCTTGCCCATAAGATCGTCCGTGAAGCGTACAGAGTTATCATAGCAATCATCATGTTTACTTCCATTTTTAAAGACGGAAGCATCCTCAGGGAAACGTGAACATGCTGGTTCGTGGCTACCATATAGATGCAGAACAATGAATTTCTTACCTGATTTTGTAAGTGTTGATTCAAACTCTGGTAACAAAGCGTCATCGAATCCTTGATCAATCCACTGATGCTGCTTAGTTTGCATTGCAATACCAGTAATCACATTATTATATGCGCCACCTTTCCCCTGGCGGCTATACCAGTAGGTATCGTATCCAGCTTTGTTCGCAATACTAATGATATTGTCACTGTACTTAGCTGGCGTCGTTTCCTGTACTGAAGCCGCAGTGAGAGCAAGTGGTACAGCCATGATGGTCACTGGCGCGGGGCTAATGGCATGTTGGAACAACAGAAGATTCTTCCTTTCTGCTTCCAGTTTAGGCGTTGTGTCTCTCTCATATCCATAAATACTCATATTTTCAGGGCGCTCAGATTCCCCGATAATCAACACATAATTATCAATTCCGGTATCTGATACTGATATTGTGTAGTTAGGCGTATTTTTATTAATATCGGAGGCAATACTCATATCAGAGAAAGCTTGCATAAAGACCGAACCTGTACTCAGCGGAGTTGAATTTATAACTCGTTGAGCAAGGCTATCAACATTGCTTTTTCGTAATTGATGCAGTGCACCTTGTACAGTATAACCAGTCAGTAACAACACCAATAAAATTGCAGGGTATCGTTTATATTTTGACGGGATAGTATTTATACCATAATTGATGGTTAGCATAAATAAAATCAACAGACCCACAAAAGTAATACAGCTTCGCCAATAAACGCCTAACATCGAAAATGCTTCGCTACCTGTAGTATTTATTACACTTAATGCAAAACCATAGGTAAATCCAGTATTAAAGTTACTCCAGGCATACAGCTGAAGAGATAAATCAACAGCTATGAAAGTTAAAGCGATAAAGCCAATTAAGTTTTTTAGTGGTTTGTTATTGATGCAGAGAAGTGTTAATAAAATCAATGCAAAAACCAACGTGCGATTAATAACCAAGTTGTAACGTGCGGCAATAAAATTAACGATGACAACAATGAAAATTGAAATTATAAATAACATCTTACTTAAATAAATTTTAATATTTTCATAACGAATGCGTTCAAAGATCCATGACATTTTACAGTGCCTGTATTTTAGTTTTTTATGTGATTTTTTAAAAGAAAGGGGAGTACCTTGAGCGCAGATTAACATATAAGTCGTGTGAATATAAGCTACCTGAATTGATTGGTTAATACAAAGACAGTATCCATAATACTATTGTTGATCACACAATCAGGACACTGGGATAATTTGTTCCAATTGAGAGCCGCTGACCTTCTCTCGGCTATTTTTTACTCATAATTGCTGCCTGTACGATGGGTTATGAGCGAAATAAGGAAGGCCACAAGAAACAACCCTATTTAATCCACCATGCTGATGGTCAGCCGACCTGCATGGCGGCACTTGATGGATTAGGCAATGAGTCAGAAGTATTTTTGATGGTGACTCACCATCTGATAAAGGGCTGGTTTCTATTCACGGTGGCTCTCACCAGAAGCAGCGCGTCATTGGATGAGGCAAATAGTCAGCGGGAGGAAAGCAGTAGATATTATCTCTAACAGTACTGTGCTCGCAGACGCGTTTATCTGGCTCGCTGTTCTGCGCGACGTAAGGCACGTTAAGAAAGAAGCGCCGGAGTAAATCAAAACCATTCGGTGATGCGCAAAGAGACACTTCGGGCATGTCCTCTGTTGGCACATAGCTGACCAAGCTTACTGAGAAAACTCATCGGACCCTAATAAGATCTGAATACCTTGTAGTGTACCGGGGCGACAGCATATCGCGCTTCATCTGCCATTGCGGCTGTATGCCCTGCCCTGCAAAATACAGCGTCCCACGCCCCTCCTTCGCGTTGAGCCTATCCAGTACCGCCATCAGCTTTTCACTGTCCGCGCGCGGCGCGTTGTCGTCAAACAGATTGAGCTGCGCGACGCCCTGACTGAAAAAGTCGCCAAGCATGACACCTGCTTTCTGATAGCGATGACCTTCTTTCCAGATACGATCCAGACACCGGGTGGCGGCACTGATAATGTCCCTGCTGTCCTGTGTTGGCGTGAGCAGCTTTACCGATGCACTGTTGCCGTAATACGGCTCGTTTAATGCAAACGGGCTGGTTTTAACGAAAGCGGAGATAAACCGGCAATACTGATGCTCACCGCGTAGTTTTTCTGCTGCCCGGCTTGCATAGCTGCATATCGCCTGGCGCATTTCATCGTAATCGGTGATCCGTCCACCAAAAGAACGCGAGCAGACAATCTCCTGCTTCGCCGGCGCAAACTCCTCAAGATCGAGACACGGTTCGCCGCGCAGCTCCCGCACCGTTCGCTCAAGCACGACGTTAAAATGTTTGCGGATAATCCAGGTGCTTTGCTCTGAGAGTTCAAGCGCGGTTTTAATGCCCAGGGCATTCAGCTTCTTACTGATGCGCCGCCCGACACCCCAGACATCCTCAACCGGAACAAGAGCCAGCAACCGGCGCTGGCGGTCAATGTTGGACAAATCAACCACGCCGCCGGTCTGGCGCTGCCACTTTTTCGCGGCGTGGTTGGCCAGCTTCGCCAGGGTTTTGGTTTGCGCTATGCCGACGCCGACAGTCAGGTGAGTGCGCTTCAGCACGGTCGCACGTATCTCGCGCCCAAAGTCAGTTAAATCACGGCAATTACGCACGCCGGTCAGGTCACAAAAGGCTTCATCGATTGAGTATATTTCCACGCGAGGGCTCATCTCTTCCAGGGTTGTCATCACCCTGTTTGACATGTCCGCGTACAACTCATAATTGCTGCTGAATGCGACGATACCGTGGCGCCGGAACGCCTCTTTCTGCTTGAAGTAAGGCTCTCCCATCACCACAAAAGGTTTCGCTTCGGCGCTGCGGGCTATCACGCAGCCGTCATTGTTCGACAAAACAACGACTGGCCGCCCTTTCAAATCAGGTCGAAAAACGGTTTCGCACGACGCGTAAAAGCTGTTCACATCGCACAGAGCAAACATATTCAGCTCGCCGGTTTAACAATGAAAGTTACGACACCGAAGATATCCAGGGTGTCTTCGCTTGTTACCCGGATCGGGCTGTATGCCGAGTTCATTGGGTTGAGCTGTATGGTTGGTCGAAGTTGCAGACGTTTAACAGTGAATTCGCCATCGACAGCCGCGATCACAATATCGCCGTGCTGCGCGGTGCGCGAACTATCAACCACCAGTAGATCTCCGTCACTGATCCCGCCATCAATCATGGAATCCCCTGCGGCTTTGACGAAATACGTCGCGCTGGGGCGCTGTACAAGGAGTTCGTTTAGATCAATACGCTGTTCAACATAATCCGCTGCCGGGCTGGGAAACCCGCACTGAACAAGGTCGCTGAAGAGCGGGAGCGCGACAACTGCGCGCGGAAAATCTGCTGGTTTAATGAATTGCATAGTGTAGCCCTGCTTAATACTGTTTTTATATACAGTAGTATTGTCTCGAGCTTTGTTCAAGATCCGGCTGCGCTTGTTTGTGAATAAGGAACAGACGATTTTAGTTAAGGATAATTGTTTTTTATGGGGTTATATGTTGTGTAAATTATCAGGATGCCGAATAGATTGTTGCCTTTTTGCTCATGAACCTGGGTGAATGGTGACTGATCCCCCCTCAATTTTGTCAACACGGGTTGTCAGGGCCTCAATCTTATCCATAAGAGCCAGGATGGCTTCATGATGCAGAGCTGCTGCCACGCCATAAGTGTCCGGCGTAAGAATATCATCGATCTTTTCACCGGTTTTAAGCGTAGCGGACCCGCCAACAGACACCGCCTCCGGGAATGCTTTTGCCACTTCCTGAGCAATAAACCCCCTGCCGGATGGGGCACTATCAAGGCGATCCCACGTGTAACCCCGGATTAACTTCATCTTTTCGAGTGGCTTTTCAACAGGGACAAGGTTTGTTTTTATTCTCCTGTCAGAGAAAGTCTGCCATCCGCCCTGCGAAACGCCGATGCCGGTATGGCGCATTTCAAAGGAAGCCAACTGACTGTTTTGATAGCTGGAATAAACAATAATACGCGCGGCGTAGTAGTTACCTGGTGATTCAAAATGGTCTATCTCAAAGGATGCATCGCTAAAGCGGCTAAACACTCTGGCAAAGCGGTTATAATAGTTGCTTCCGGATTGCGATACTGCAGTTGAATTTTTCTCCAGCATAAATCCATTTGCCGACAGAAAATTGCTGTAGATAGGCTGACTCATCGTCCCTGCCTGATCTTTTCGCAGACTGTTAACAATACGGGAATCATCCCCCGCCGCTACCGTCCCGGCTGCCGTCCCCACATTCCGTACCGCTGAGTCACCAAGCCCTAAATTTGTACGTGCACCTGCTACCGTTGGTGCCCCGGTACCGCCCTGGCTCAACGGCACCGCACCGTCAACTTTATCTGCTTTACTATTAAGCGCGGTCGTAAAACTGTTCCATGTCGGCCCGGTAAAAGCACTGCCATCAGGAAGTTTGATTGTGGCTGTTCCGGTGCCGCTAAAAATCTGTTGCCAGTTCTGCTTGTCATAGTTAAGACCACGTAGCGCTTCAGCACTCTGCGCCACCAGCGCAGCAGTAACGAGGTTCATTGCAACGCGCGGCACTGCATACCAGGCGGCACCACTCTGCGTTGGCCCGGTGTAATTGCTGACCAGCGTGAGCGCGGTTGTGCTGTCCACCGTTTTCACCGGCAGCGTGTAAGAAACACCACCGACCGTAACCACAATAAAATCGGCGGCTGTAAGCTCAGTGGTGAACGACGTGCCATTCCCGACAACGCTGGCTGAATTGTTCGTGAGTGTTAATGTACCTGCTGACATAAATACTCCAGGCAATAAAAAACCCGCCGAAGCGGGTGTATATGATTTAATAAATATCAGGTATCAACGGTATAGATATACCTACATTCCTGCTGCCAACAATGCTATATCGGTCTGTCCATTGCCACGTTATTTTACTGTTTCCGGTTTTCACACTGTTGCCAGACATCATTAAGCCTCTGAGTCGCATATTACACCACCCACCTCCGTTACTCGCTTCATAGCCGTAAGTGCCTAGAGGAACCATATTCGATCCTATATCCTGCCAGTTGCTTGTCGGTGAAAAACTGCCAGAGTAAATCAGCGGCTTTCTTGCGGTGGAAAATGTACATTGCCCTGATGAGTTAATGATATTTAACCCCACACCAGGGGTGGGTGATGAAACATTAAATATCGCGGCATATATTGTTACGTTCGCATTCACATCCGAACTGTCCGTTCTGCTTTCTCTTGCATACAGAACCCCATTTTCCAGCGTAATTGACGCTGTTGGATGATTCCATTTTGCAAACAAAACTCCGGATGTGGGCGCAGCGGCCTGCCCGTTAATCGTGATATTTCCGTGCCAGATACACGTCATAATTCGTGTTACATCTGAAATAACGGAAAAATCTGTCGAGTTAGCAATCAAAAGGCCACGATTGCCTGAGGGGGAATTGACGGGCAATAATTGCCATACCTGCCCTGCCCATATCCCATTATTATCAACACTATCGTGCGTCATTAACGCGCCATTAAACGTGACATTACGCAAATAGCTAACGGTTCCAATTATTGCAGTGCCGGAAGGAGGACTGTAAGCCGCCGCCCTTGAAGGTATGTATATCAGCTGAGATCCGGGAATATACTCGCTGATCACTTCAGTAGTTGAGCCTGCACTACCAACATTTCTACAAAAGGACGGGCACCGAAGGTTTGCCGTTATTTCCATGGCTGGCCTTCCATCATTGTAATTTATATAAAGCCCACTTGGCATATTGTTCACCTGCAAGTTACAGACAACGACTCACCATGTTCCAAGACGAATTAGCCCGCCACCAGGAAGATTTACCGTTACGCCATTACCATCGAGGACAACAGTGTTGTTTGTTCCGTTAAAGGAGAATTGCCCGCTTGTTGCATATAATGCCCCGTGAAATTCCGCATCGCCGCTTTTCCTGAGGCGCCAGCCGCTGACGCCTGGCACATAGTTAGATGACTGGAGCGTGTCCGTGATTTTGGCAAAATCAATGGATGCCTCCTGTATTAGCGCGCTCCTGATAAATACCTGGCCGTTGTAAACAAAGAACGCAGCCTGCCAGTTGCCGGGATTATTCCCGGAATAAACACCGAACTGGTCAGCAGCGACAACGACCGTCGATTTGTAGGCGCTGCCGTCTGGTTCTATCGACATGCCAAGCCCGGCGCTGTACTTCACGCCATTGCGGACAATGCCGAGGTTAGTGACGTAAGACGCTTTCGCTGTCCCGTCGATGTTAACTTCAGCGGTCATTTTCTGATTAACGGCAGCAACGAGGCTTCCTGCCGGACCTATCTGCGCCTGTACGTAAGTTGACAGGTCGGCCAGCCCTTTTTCGTTACTGGCGACCGTCGTTTTCACAACAAGAATATCGGCCCGCACCTCACCATATTGCTGATACTGGTGCTCAACGGTGCCATGCACCGCCAGCGCATTCTGCATGGCGGCCTCAAGGTTGGTATCCACCCCGTTCTGGATATTCTGGAACGCGCCAGAATTACGGATCCCATCATCGATGATTTCAATCAGGCTCCCGGTATCCATTGAGCATTCAGCAGCGACAGTCACAAACGCTGATGTGCCGAAGGCGTTTATGGTCCGGATGTACCAGTAATAGGTATGCCCGACTTTGAGATCGTGTTTCGTCCAGGTCGTGCCGATACCTTCCCGCGTGGCGCCATTTTCCACCGTTATATCGCTGGCGTTCGGCAGCGGTGTTTCTCCTGACGTCCAGAAATCAAACTGTGTGGAAACGTTGACCAGATCGGCCAGGCGCGGGATCAGTGTGATGGCAAAGAATCCCTGTTCGATATCCACCCGCGACGGCGGCGGCGGCGCCTGAATATTAAATTCGAGGTATGCCTCCGGCGACTCCGCGCCCATCTGGTTAACGGCAATGACATGCGCGGTGTATGCGTTTCTCGGCAGACCGGTCAGGCGGGTAAATGAACCGGGAACCTGCACAGACAGCACCGCCGTTCCGCCCTGGCGGATGATCACCTTGTTGTAGGCAAACTGCCCGACGTTCTGCCATGACAGCACACCCTGTACCACCTGCCCGATCTCCCCGACGGTATATTTCAGGTTTTGCGGCTGCGCCACGCCGCCGACGGGTAACTGAGTGAACGGCGGGCGCACGATGGGTTTACCAATAGCATCTCCCCACACGTCGGCGGTTTCCTGCTTGACCGTGAGTTGCACACCATTACTGATGCCAAACTTCCAGTCTGTCACGCGCATTTCAACGCCGGTGATGCCAAGCGAAGGGAGGCTTACTTTCACATACATGCCGGGACGATATCGGTAGCCGCTCAGGTTAAGCGGGATATTCATCGTGCGGGAAATGCGGGTACGCTTCAGCCGGATATCCGCCAGGCGCTGCGCCTGAAATTCGGAGGTCACAAAGCGAAGCGGCATATCCTGAGATATTTCCACCCCGTCCTCAGTTTTCCATTCAGCAACCGATACAGACGGGAAATCAACTTCAGAATATCCCTGCAGCGGATCAACGAAAGTACCTTTAACCGTGTTCACCCGGTCTGTCTGAGCCACCTCCGGCATGATTTCAATATCACCGGCGATCTGATCTTCCGTGATGGTTTCTGTCGCCGGGCCGTAATATGCCCCGACCAGAATGCCGTGTTTACCCGCCGTGTACGTGGGTTCTCCGGCACAACATACCAGCATGGCTTCAAGGATACTGGCCTTGTTTTCGCTGAGGTCAAACTCACCATTTAGCATGTAACGCCGCTCTGAGGTGCCGTCGCCGTTAGCGACAATCTCATCGCTGATGTTTGCCGCTTCCTGAAACTGCTCCCAGTTGATATCGGTATCAGGCACTTTGAGATAGTTACGGTAATAGTCGAGAATGCACAGCGCGGCGTTATTGCTGTAAGCCGTCTGCCCGGTACGCGGGTCGTAAACCTTCCGCCCGAGTTTTTCGACCTTGATATTGGGGATACCTGCCGGGAACTTCTCGGCATTGAATTTCATGGAAATACGCAGCCATGAAATGCCCTTACCGATCATGTCCGCTTTCCACGACGGGCAGTTAGCCAGCATAAACGGATCGGCGGTCTGCCGGTCAATATGTACCTCATGCGTGACGCTATCACCGAAGGTGCCAATATCATCATCGGAAAGATAGATCGCGCCCGTTCCGGAAATGGGATGCCCGGCAAGGGTGATCGCCATATGCAGCCACTCGCCATCTGTCTGGGAGCCGGGCTGCTCTTCTGAAAAGAAAAGTGTACCGGCTGACATTGTACGACCGTAAACCACGGTTTTCGGGCTGGCGGCGGCGCGCAGCACCTGCTTGCGCTCTGAGGTATCGCGATACGCATCAAGCGAGGGTTTCTTTGTCATCAGCTGGGTTGCCACCTGGGCGGCCACCGTAATGGCGATACCGATGGCATAAGCGCCCTGTGAGGCAGCCACACCCGCGGCGATGGTCGCAACAATTGGGATCGCAGCTGGCATTATCGTACCCTCCACACACTCAGGGGTTTCACCCGCAGGCTGACCAGCCCGGCGCTACCCGGCACCCACACCACTCCGGAATAAACCACACCGGCGCACCGGGCGCCGTTATTTTCCACGACGGCGATATCACCGCGCTGCGCCAGTTTCACAGGCACTTCATCAAGGAATCTGGCCAGCACCTTTTCCAGCGTTCCGCCGCTACGCAGCAGCACTTTTTTCGCCCCTGTCGCCGTGTGATAAGTGCCGCGCAGATCAGCTGCAAAGTCCTCGCCGCACATCGCCCGGGCGCAGTCAGCCGAAAAAAGGCAGCAGTCATTTTCACCCCATAAAAAAGGCCGCTTTTCAGCGGCCTTCATCACGGCGATTAATCGGTTATGCCAGTCTGGATGCTTCATGCTTCCTCACGAATAAGTAAAGCCCGGAGCATCTTTCTTGCTGCCCCAGTAGATTGAACGCTCCGCCATCTGCGCCACGTAACGGAAAATGCGGTCGCCCGGTTGTGTGGCCTGGTGGGATTCATCGGTATAACGATCGGGAAACGGGCGCTGCCAGTCCTCAAAGATATTGCTGACGGTGTACTGCAGGGCGTTCGTTTCCCCGGCGGTGGCACCCGTACTTGATACTTTGCCCTGAAAAATCATATCCGCCGCGCGCACCACGCCGCTGTCGTCCATAACAACAAGGTAGATATTCGCCTGCCTGCCAACACACCGTTCATTGAGCGTGGTGGCAAACAACGAAAGATCCAGTCCGGATAGCGTAAGCTTCAGCTGCGCCGGGCTGGTCGAATTGGTTTCACCCACATCATCAACCGCCCCCATTTTGCCCATGCCGTAATACACAAAACCGTTCAGGACAATCGTGCCGGTACCGGAATGTACATAGACGGAGCCCGATTCAAACTGGATATTCGCGGCGATCACCGCCGTCACCCGGTCGCGTGACAGCCAGTCCACCATCGCATCAGAAAACGGGGAATACAGCATTAAAACGCCTCCTCAAACTCAAGGGTGTAACTGGTAAAGCCGCCGGGTATCCGGCTGCCTGCCCCCTGCTGATTGTCCTTCAGCTTAAAGATGCCGTAAGGGTTAGCCACTTCAATTACTGCGTTTGCCGGTGGCGAAATGCGGAGCATTGGCGCTATCGGGATAATTGCCGTCATATCCGCCGCGCTGGTCACATCTGCTGTAACCATTTTCAGTTCGTCATTAACAGTGATGTAATCCCCGGCCCGCAGCACAATCACGCCCGCCGTCCAGCCTTTGCTGTGTAACTCCGTGCCGGTCTGGTTTGCATCAGAAACGGTCGGGGTTCCCGCCGGCGTTCTTCCCGGCCTCCCCCAGTCACGGATTTTAACCCGGCCATACTCACCATCGAGGGACGCGATAAGCGCATCAACGCGCCGTGATTTCTCGTCGGTGAGGTTGGTCAGCGTCAGGGAGCATACCCAGCGGGTACCGGGATAACGAACGGTCTGTGAAGCACCATTGAAAGGGGATCGAAATGTTTTGGTGTTGCTCTCCGGGCGCCATGTCAGCGCCGCGGGACAGACATCAGCAGGCCATTCAACAGCCATAATCACTCCTTACTAAACGTTCAGCAAACGGCGAGCCTGCCCGCGGGTCTGGAAGTCCTGGAGGAGTTCCTGCCTTGCCTGTTTCGCGCCATCCTGAGCCCCCTGCCGTGCGGCTTCCTGCATGGCCTGTCTAAGTGCGGCGTCACCATTCCCGGAAATACTGAAATGCTGATGAATAACCGTATTGCCACCGCCGGAGTTAGCCCCCTGAGCACCAACCATTCTGACACCAAGGGAACCATCAGCAGAGCGGGTTAGCGGCATGATGGCTTCCGGCCCGGCCTCGCCCATCAGTCCGGCGCCCTTTGCAAAGGCAAAATAGGTCGGGGTATTCACCACGCTGTTACTGTACGCGCTCAGGCTTTCGGAAGCATAGACGCCGCCTTTCGCATTTGGCCGGAAAGATGGCACGGCAAAAGACTGGCCAGCACCGGCTGAAGATCCGGAACTGCCGCCACCAAATAAACCGCCGAACATTCCTCCAATTGACGAGAAGAGGCCGCTGGAACTGGATGCGGATTTCAGGCTATCCACCAGCATGGCGTTAAGGAGAATTTTTTGCATAGACTGGAGTATGCTTGACGCCCAGTTATCCCAGTCGACTTTATTCCCTGCCAGCGCATCTGAGATATTTCCGATCAGACCAGTCATCGAGTTATTCACCAGATCAGCGGTCTGCGTTGCTGTTGCCGAGGCATCCTCCATCCAGTTGTTAATTCCTTTACTGAAACCACTGCGCCAGTCGGCCTCTGATTCAGCGATGGCCTTATATTTATTGTCCAGTTCAGTAAGCGCGGCACTCCTCGCGGCAATAGCCTGAGCGCCGCCGTCTGTTCTGGAAAAGACACGTTCGACCTGCTGTGTTTCCTCGTAGCGTTGCTTCTGGCGATCACTCATGCCGGAGGTATAAGTCGCCAGTGCTGCATCGTCACGAAATTTACGGGCGGCTTCAGTCAGATCTTTTAACGCATCAGCCTGCTCACGTACTTTCTTAACGTGATCATCTGCCAGTTGCGTCAGTCTGGCGAGTTCTGCCGCCTGCCCCTGGATAGCCTTACGCTGCTCATCAGTCCATTTTGCACCGGTCTGATTTGCCGCAGCGTAGAGTTCAGCCGCCTGTTCACCTTCAGTAGCCCTGACTTTTTGCACCTCAATGGCCACACTTAAATCTGCCAGTTTTCGGCTGTACTGCTCTGCCTGGCTGGAAGCTTCCCTGTCTGATTTATTCTGCGCATTGGTGGCAGCCGTTGCATCTTTCTTAGCCTGCGCTGCTGCTGCATCTTTTTTCGCTGCCTGATCCTTGTTGTAGATATAGGTGGTGTAGAGTGCACCGGTAAGCTTGAGATCCTCAGCCTCATAAACGTGTTGCTGATGTAGTTTCGCCAGCCCATCCATACTAGCCAGCACGTTATCACGCTGTGCTTTATCCAGCGCGGTCTGCTGTTGGGGGGTAGCTTTCGCCATTGATACAACTGGGCCAGAGTACTGAGGAGGCGTGGCGCCAGCGGTAGCTGACATAGAGCGGTTTAGAAGGTCATATGCTCCTTTCAGAATGGAAACGGCGCCAGCCTGCTCGACAGCTTTTTGCGACGCCAGATCGCTGGCCTGGTTGACCAGTTTCTGTGTGGCTTCGACTTTTGACGCTGCCTGCTCACGTTCATATTCAAGCTTATTAAGTTGCCCGGTCAGCTCGATATTTTTTGCAGTAATATCTTCCTGATCCATGAAAGTATTCAGGCGTGTCAGCCGCGGCGACTTATTGTAACTTTCCTGTATTTGAGCCAGTGCGGCCTGACTGTCCTTTACCTTCCTGATCTGCTCATCTAAATCAGCCAGATCTTTCTTCTGAGCAACTAGTGAGGTGCTGGCGTCTACAGATGTGGAGCGCAGCCCGGCAACAGACATTTTCTGAAGCTTGCTGTTTATCTCGTCAAGATTATCAGCAAATGAAACCGCCTCTTTGTGGACTTGTTGGGTATGCTCATACAGCCCATACATCGCTGCGCCAGCACCAATAATAAGACCAGGCCAGCCACCAAGAACACCAAGTACACCTGAGCCAATGCGTGACATTGCAGATGCGCTGTTGGTGAGGTTGTTAACAGCGCCACTGCGGGCAGAAATAGCATTTTCAAGACCAGCCTGTGCGGCAGTAAGGTTACGCTCCGCAACAATCTGAGCCTCAATTGATACTGCAGCCGCTTTTGCCTGTTGAGCGCGATATACAGTCTGCCGCGCGGCAGCAACACTAATCTGGGCGCCTCTCACCTGAGCCTGCGCCAGTGCAACTTCGGCGGCAGTATTTTTGATGATCTCAGTCGTTGAGTTGGCTACGCTGCCAACCATGTTGCCAAAGAAACGAGCCAGACCAATTCCAACCAGTACGCCAGCAGTATTGGCTACGGTATCGATATTTTTAGCCAGACCGTCAAGAATGCCGGACAGGGTTGATGATGCACCAACGGCATTGTTGGCACCGCCAACCCACGCCATAAACGCGTTTTCAACCTTCTGAGCAGAACCGCTGATACTGGCCGGTAGCGTGTCGAATTCCTTGCGCAGCAGTTCAACGTTGGTCAGCAACGGCATAATTTTTTCGGTGGTCAACTGGCCGTTATTTGCCATGTTGCGCAGCCCGCCGACGGTCGTGCCAAGTCCATCAGCAAGTAATTTTGCGAGACGTCCGCCGCTCTCCATAATGGCGTTAAATTCTTCACCACGAAGCACGCCTGAACCCAGCGCCTGGCTGAGCTGTGTGATCACTGAACTGGCTTCTTCTGTACTGGCACCGGATAGTTTAAGGGAGGTGGCAACCGTCTCGGTCACTTTCGCCACGTCTGCGGAAGCGTACCCGGCATCGCGAAGAGAAGCGGCAATGCGAGAATAAAGGTTTGCGTTCGCCTCAAAAGAGGTACCTGTGCGCTGGCTGATATCCATCAGGGTGCGCTGGGACTGGGCGAAATCATCAGAGCCCGTGGAAGCCAGTCGAAGACGACCGGTTAGTTGGTTCCATGTATCGGCGTAATGAACCAGTTGTCCGGTGGCAAATGCCCCCGCGAATGCACCAGCAACCCCCGTTGCTGTAGCCTTAACCGAAGCCAGTTCACTATTCAATGCAGCAATCGAGCGCTGAGTTTCGCGCGTGGCGGCTGCCGCTTTTTTACCGCCACCCTCCATCGTTTTGTAATAGTCCGCCCCCATGCGTGAGGCGCGGGCAATTTCAGACTGGAATGAACTGGAGTTAGCTGAAATTTTGATAATCAGTTCGCGGAGTGTCGCCATATTTCACCCATAAAAAAACCCCGCACTTGCGGGGTTTTTGTCATTTTAATTATCAGAGGAGTCCAGCTTTTTTCCTGGCCTCTTCCAGATAATCTTCATCTGTTTTTTCGACTAAAGGTTTGTCCGTTGTAGATAAATCACTTCCGCAGTGTTTACATTTTATTGCTTCACTTTTAATTAACTCTGCGCAATATGGGCACTTCTTCATACCCTCATCAAGCTTTTCTTTTTCCTCAAACTCAATATCTTTTTTTATTACGAGTGAGTGTACTAAAGCGACAATAAAAAGCAGCGCTCCGTAAATCCACCATGCAAAAAAAGAACGCCCTTTGCTCTGAGCTATCAACGCCGGAATAACCCCAATCACTGCTGCTAATAGAAAAAATTCCATGACCAGTCCCTTTTGCTTTTCGTTGGGTATAATCCTAACAGCAGTCACATTTGCTATCAAAGATTCTCCATCCACGCTTCTAACTCGCTGATTTCCTCTGTTTCATCCTGCTGGCCGAACTTGAGGATCAGATCCTTAATCTCGTATTTACCGCCCTGCGAGTTGAGTGTGGCCACAGCAATTTGCGCTGCCTGCGCATCGCCGCGCCAGTCCCCAATCGGGCTGATGCGGTCAAAGGCAATCCACATTTTCAGTTCGCTGGCGGTAATGCTCTGTCGCAGTTCATGAAGCGTTCTTCCCAGCCGGAGCGCAAGCGACATCAGAAAGAACGTCAACGGCTCCTTTACTTTTTTTCGGCTTCGTCCTGTGTAATACCCAGATCAAGAGCCTGGCGCAGCAGGCGGGCATGTACAGGGCCATAAATTTCTGCAACAGTGGCCCGGTCATCTTCACTGAAAACGCGGTTGCCGGTTTCATCAAGCAGAACATCAAGGAAAAGGATCACATCTGCTTCCTTGTTTCGAATGAATTTCTCGGTTTCAGAAAGCGGCTTTTTATCATCATCCGGTGTGTCGCCAACGAACTCGCGGAAAGTCGCCCATGCTTCACCGGATGGTTCACGAAGGATGACCTTCGCTCCGCCCCATTCGTTAACGGTGACAGTTTTGGTTCGAAAGGCGGTGGCCGCCGTCAGCGCCAGCGCGCGTAAAGAAGGTTTCGGGTTGCTCATTATTTTTTCTCAGAAGGGGAAAAGAAAGCGGCCTGAGCCGCTTCGGTTCAGGATCCATGGTTTGCAACGATGCGTTTTGGTTTACCACGAACGCGCAGCGAATAGGTGGCACCCACAACAGCAGACGTGGCTGCTGACCATGAACTCTGTCGCACTTCAACCAGGATATAAAAACCGTTGCCAGACGGAAAAATCACACGCAGCGCGCGCAATTCATCGTTTTCATAAGCAGTCTGCAATGCCAGTTGTGCGGCTTCATCGCCAACCCAGTTACGGGTAATGCTCATTTCAGCAGGCGCGGCGAGCCCGTTGGTTTGCTCCTGTTCAGTTGAGCAAAGCGTGGTGACATCAATGTCACCCTTCTGCCCGCCGGTATAGCTGATTTCCTTTGTTGCGCACTCCGCTACCAGAAAAGTCACGCCGACGCCGGGAAAACCAGAAGACTGAAAGTCTTCGGCGGTAACAGGGGCATCAGAAATGCCGACCTGTGTACCTTTCGTTACTTCGTATTTGCTGGTCATGTTTGCTCCGGGCATAAAAAAACCGCCTCGTGGCGGTTGGGGTTATGGTTACTGTTCAAATATCAGGATGTGATATATCCATTAGCCTGGATATGGTGATCTTTCAGCCCGTCAACGGTGGGACGTTGGCGCACTCAATTAAGGAGGAATGGCTGATTACCTCTGGTCATGGAATTAAAAAAATGGCTTATATGTTCGAAAAATCAATATCAGAAAATATGGCTGTCCCGAGTGACACTACCGCTATTCACGCTATGAATGCAGCATATGCTGTGCTGGCAAGAACACTTAATGACAGAATGCCGGGATTTGCAGATGAACTTTTGGCAAATTTAGATCGCGTTTATGCTCAAAATGATGGACAAGAATTTACTCAACTGGCACTCGCGCAGATTGCTGTGAGGGTTAAAATTTTGACAGGCGCAAAAGAGTAACTCCATCACGGCTGATAATAAAACTATCAGCAGTAATACGCGCGATAGCGGCTGGCTTCTCAGTCGCTTTTTTTATTTCTGAAATTTCTTTCTCGATTTTTTTAATGCGTTTTCCAAGATACATTTTTGTTTCCTCAATCAGTGATATGAACTTCAAGCGTTGCGCGCCGCAGCCCTGTTTCTGGCTCATAGCCACCGGTTTTACTCATCTGTGTGAATCCCAGCGGCATCAGCGCGAAAATCACCTGCTCACGCAGCCCTCTTGACTCATCAACGGTACGGGAATACACATCGACCTGAAGCGCGCTGCTCTCTTCAGCCGGGCCGCAAAAAGTGTCGCCATAAACCTGATCCACCAGCGTGAAGGTGATCCAGGGCGGCGAAATGGATGGCGCGCCCTGTGGGTTGAGCGGCGCAACGTAGGGGTAAACCTGCCCACCTGCCAGCGCACCAATGAGAGAAAAAACATCAGCCTCGGTCATTTTGACAGCGCCTCATCAATCGCCTGATTGGCACGCACAAAGGCAGCATTTGCTGCATCTTCTTGCCGCGCATCATAGGCCGGACGGATAAACGGAACAGCCGCCATATTTGACGTACCAAGCTCAACGAAACGCCAGTAAAAGGCGTTGCGCGAATTACTTGCTTTCATCGAATTGTCGCTGTTGCCGGTGTGTGGATTGGTACCACGTACATGCACGCCGGATGAGATATCACCGTTGCGGTCACGCTGGGTGATGACAACGATGTTTTTCTTCAGTTTCCCGGTGCGCTCCGGGGCGCGATTAACCGCTTCATCTTTAAAAACGGTTGCCGCTGCGCGAGTGGCATCTCGCATCACCTTGCGGTTTTCAGCTTTGCTGAGCGCTTCCAGATCCTTTGACAGATCCAGCAGATCGGAAAAATCCAGATTGGTATCTATCACGGCTTCACTCCCTGCTTACAAAGGATCTCAAGCTGCTCAAGACCTGAATCAGGTATAGGCGGTCCTGTTACCTCCAGCACCTGATCCTTAAAAGCACCGCTGATAACCTTCAGACGCGAAGACGCTGAAATGTCAGTTCTGAAGCGAACCCATACACGGATAGTGGCTTCGGCTTTCTCCGCTCCGCTGGTAATAAGTTCGCGTCCACTGATGCCTTTCACTTCTGCCCAGATGGTTTTCCCCTCTTCCCATACAGGGATGCTGTCTCCTGACGGGGTGCGTACATAGGAAGAATTCAGGATAGTTACCCGGTCACGTAGGCGGCCTGCATGCATAAATCCTCCGGGCTACAGAATTGTTGGACGACGAAGATCATAAATGAGCATCGTCACGGAAAAAGGAAGCTCGCCCTGCTTCAGCTTCTCTTCCTCTTCGCCACCACGGTTACGATCAAGCCAGCCAAGTAACATGAGCAGAGCCGTTTGCGTTCGCCGCAATGGTTCACCTTCAATCAGGACATTGCCGCTGCCGACAATAAGATCACGGCTCCCCTGAACGTAAGCGAGAATGGCGGCGCTGCCCGCCTGAATTTTTAGGGTCAGGTCGGCATCCCCAGCGTCGCCATCAATGCGCAGGTGCTCCTTCGCCTGATCAATAGTCACAAGCTCGATCACGTCTTATCCCTCCCGTCACGTCCGCGCTTGGCGGCCAGCGTCCAGCCTTTCGAACCGGTTTCCCCTGGCTTGTCCTGTGTCGGTTCGTCACAGTGCCACAGCGAGCCGCCCCACGTGACCGTATCGCCCGGCTGGTATTCACCACCGGATTTGAATACGCCACGGTAGAGCATGACCGGAACATCGAAAGACCGGGTTTCACTGCTGCCGCTGGCGCGATTAACCGTCAGGGTAAAGCGGCGCGGTTCAGAACGTTCTATCTCCACAGCAGCCACGCCATCAACGACACATTCCCAGCCTCGCATGCCGTGTGTTTTCTCGTAAGAGCGCCACAGGCCACCGTTGTGGGTTGCATAACATCCACGCGGATAGCTCTTCTCTTCGTCGATAAAAGGAAGTATTTCGAGCGCCAGCGCGTCACGGCCATCACGGCCAGGCTCAGCGGCAGGCAACGCCGCAACCGCCTCGCTAACCAGCGTTTTTACATCAGGCAAAACGGGCATGGATGCGGTGACAAGCTCGTCCAGCATGGGCCTCACATCTTCAGGTGTCAGGCTTTTCCCGTCCTGTGGTACCGGAATAGCGGAAACGGCCACATCCACGGCCTCTTTTACCACCTGCGCCAGTACCTCCGGATCGTAATCCCTGCCATTTTCAGGCGCCGGAATGGCACCGACAGCTTTATCCACCATGTCCTGAAGCATGGGGCGAACATCATCGGCAGTGATGCTTTTCCCGTCCTGTGGCGGCGGTAACGTTGAAACAGCCTCCTGAACCATCGAGGAAAAATCCGGCAAAGCCGGTAACTCAGGCGCGGGAATCGCAGCGACGGCCGCAGAAACAAGTGCGGTAAAATCTGGCGGCGGGGCATCTTTCAGGGCACTGAAATCGGATGCAATCTGATCCAGTCTCCTGTCGATCGCTTCCCGGTGTTCGTTGAGGCTTTTGCTGAAACTCTCACGCATTTCAGTGATGACCTGGCCGAATTCCTCGCCCAGCACCTTTATCAGGGATAATTCGCGCTCATTCATTTTGTTAAAAATCCTCTGATTATTGCTTTGGTCACCGCCTGCTCAGCATCAGTCAGCGCTTTCCCTTCATTGTCAGTGGCAACAGGTTGCGGCTGCGTTGGTGCAGTGCTTTTCCCGAACGGATCATCAGAAGCATCACGGCGCGCCAGCGCCCCAAGGCTGAAGTTCTGCTGTTGCAGATAGAGATCGTCGCCCCCTTCAACCGGCGGCAAATTCTCGCGAAGCCGGGCCTCGTTTGGTTTCATGATGGTATTTTTAACCGCCTCACCGAGCGTTTTAATCCGGCGCTCACTGTCCATGCGCAGCAACGAATTCACGTCAAACTCGGTACCGGTGTTGCCATCCAGTTCAAAGGCTTCATCAAGCAACAACTCAATCGACTCGATAAGTGTCTGGAGACACTGTGAGTAATACTGTTGCTCAAGCGCTTCAATGTTGTCATAAGAAGGAAGAGCACCAATCCCGACCTTGTAAGCCGGCACATGGAAAACGGAACAGACAATCTCGGCAGACATCCGTAACTGTTCAACCATCTGTGCATCGGCAGCCGATACAGAGGTGGGGTTATATTTTGCCCCATTGCTCAGGATCGCTGTTTTCCCTGCGTTCTCTCCGGTATATCCGGTGTCCCAGTTAGTTTTCAGGAGGCGCGCGTTTTCCTCACTGATGCTGCCAGGCACCTCAATAACGCCGCTCGGCTTGCCGCCGTTACGAAAAAAGAATGCGGAATTTTTCTGTATGTGGTGTCCCTGCATGGCAGCCAGCCCGGCGGCGTAAATCGGCGAAAGGCCAATAAGCGGATGAAAAAGACAGTTGAAACGATCGTGAATAACCTCACGCGCGGGAACTGTCACAGAAGTTTCTATTCCGGTCATGTTGTCGGGGTTTATCTGGTAAAACACAGAGCCATCATCAGCCACCAGCGGCGTGACTTTGTTCCAGTCCAGAATACGAAGCTCCGTTATTTCTCCCCTGGTATTGCGTATTTTCAGGGCCACTGTGTTGCCGTGACAGAATTTTGACGTTACCCAGCTTTCAAAGAACTGGATCCTGTTCTGAAAGGCATTGGGTTTATTTAAAATTGCAGCAACCCCCCCTTTTCTGCTTTCCTTCCAGATCCCATTCGAATCACGGAGTATGAGCCGCAATGGCATCTTTGAGATATCGCTGGAAATCAGCGATATGCAGGAGAAAACGGCATAAAAGGAAAGTACAGTCGTCGGGTTAATTTCCAGATTGCGCTGCCAGGCACCGGCGAAAGGCTCACCGATAAGCGACATCCATCCGCCGCGGCTCGTTGGCTGCTGAAGAGCTTTTTCTTTTCTCCGGAAAGGATTCCACATTAACCAGCCCCCGCATTATTTTTCTTTCTCGTGCCACCAGCGCGTTTATCGCCGACATAGACAGCCTTGCCAAGCAGCACCAGCACCCTGGCGCACTGGTCATCCACAGATTTCTCATCACCGGGATGTGAATCATGCGTGCGTTGCAGATATCTGATTTTTGCCATGCAAAATGGCGGGGAAATTCCCCGCCCTCCTGTGCTGATTAGCTGCCCTGGGTGGTGCCGTAGTTCACACCGGAAATCACCGCAACCGCGGCGGTGCGACGGCGTTTCCAGTTAATCCAGCGTTCAGCGCGGATGGCCACACTGTTGGTCTGGAACATGGAGACCAGCTCGGTACCCGTCGCCGTGATGCTGTCGCCGGTCGGATCGCTTTCCATTTCAAGCGATGCCTCGCGGGACATATCGACTGCAACCCCGCCATCGTCAGCAAGGTAGATATCCGGCGCGTTGACCAGCACCAGCAGATTGCCGACGTACTGGGAGACGATCACCGGAAGCCCCTGGAAGGTACCGCCCAGCAGCGTCATTTCCGGGTATTCTTTCTGACCCAGTGCGTTTTTACGCATCGACAGCGCCAGCGCAGTGGTGCTGGACATCAGCCAGACCGCGCCATTCGGTTGCAGATTAGCCGCAACGAACACACCAAATGCTGCCGCAGCGTCATCGTCCGGATTACCGGTTGACGGGGTAGCGACGATGCCGTTGGTGATGGATGCCGGAGAAATACCGGCCGCCTCAGCCTTAGACGGATTAATGAAGTCCGTGTCCAGGCGGGCAATAACAGCTTCTGCCAGCGCATTACGCACCAGCGCATCGGCTGCCGGGTTAGAAAAGCGGATCAATTCATCGGTCAGCACCGCGATTGCAGCCACTTTAGCAAAGGCGAAGGTGATTGATTCAAAATCAAACTTCGTCAGCGGCTTCGCCTTGCCCTGGCCTACCCAGTTTGCCGAACCGCCTGATGTCTGCGCCGGAATGCGGATGTTAAACGGCACCTGGCGCAGCGCCGGGATATTGCCCTGGCCGAATCGGCCAATGATGGTCTGCGGTCGCAGGAATTCCACGAAATCCTGCGCATATTCCTGGTATTCCACCAGCGCGCCTGCCCATTTCGGATCGGTAGTGGTACCGGCACCCACAGCCGCTTTCAGTACGTGATGAAGCTTGGAATCGTCCGGATACTGCTTACGGGCGATCTCCAGCGCTTCGGAGCGACTGCCGTTCGCAGCGGCCAGCGCTTTGGCAAAGCGGGCAAAGGCGATACCTTTTTCCAGCTTATGATCAACGCGGATGATGCCCGGAGCACGGTTTTCCACCGTGTCCACGACACCCGCGGCGGCTTTGGCTACGGGTTTTGCAGTAGCCGCCATGTTATTTTCCATGTCACGCAGACGTTTGAGATGCGCGTCCACGGCTTTGATTTCTGTGGACGTGTTGTCGTAGCTCTCTTCTTCCTCCGCGTCCAGGGTGCGCCCTTCTTCAGCCGCTTTTGACATGATCTCGTCGAGAGAAGCTGCCAGCGCTGAACGCTTCACTTCGAAGCTCTTGATCTGTTCTGCAATATTCATGTTTTTTCCTTTTATTTCAGTCGGTTTTTTTGCTGTAGCGCCAGCAGATTGATGTAACTTGACCACCGGTTTCCCTGAGCCTGACGCGGCGAGTAACTGGCGATCGAAAGATTTAACGGTCTGGATGGAACATTCGGCGTTTGCCGGAATGGTTACCGCTGAGACCTCAAGGAGATCCCAGGCCAGAAAGCGGATACCACCTTCATCAAGGAAGGAATATTCAATGGGCCGGAAACCGATTGAGAGACCACGCACCAGACCAGCCTTGATGGATGCCCAGGCCTCATCGAGGCGCGCAGCCAGTTGTGACGGCATGTCCGGCGTGGGTTTCACCAGCTTCGCAGTGATTTCCAGTCCGTCTTTCGTCATTTTCGGCGTACAGGTGCCGATCGGCTGTGAGCGGTCGTGTTGCCAGAGGAATGGCGTATCGCTGCGAAACTTCGCGCCCTCCGGTTCAATAATATCCCCGTCACGGTCCGGCGACGGCGTGGAGGCGATGCCGGTAATGATCCGCTCATCCTCGTTTACCGCCTTGACCGTCATGAGGGTACATGCGCGATTAAGCGTCATTTGACTGCCTCCTGAAACGAAAAAACCCGCCGGAGCGGGTTGTTAATTAGTGTTAATAATCTGCCAGTCCAGGCAGGTACATCTGAACTTCGTCAACCATTCGTTCCCGTGCCGCAAGCAGTATTTTTTTGCGGCCACCGACGCCCCACTTCGCCATCTTGCTGGCGCATTGGCTCACATCTTTTGTTTCCGTGTTGATGATGTGATCAAGCCGATTGAGGCGGGATAGCGTGTCAATACCATTGCGAATTACCATCTGGAAGGTTTGATAAACCTTTATTTCAAACTCTACGCTGAGCCAGGCAGCATAGCGGATCGCTACCAACTCAAGGCTCCAGATACCGGGCTAAACACCGCCTTTAATGATTTTGACCGAAGCTATTTTTGTAGCTTTGGTTAGTTCCTGAACAAATTTTTTAACCTGTCCGCTTTTGATAAAGTTACTGGGGCGCTGAGATTCCGTTGCTTTTCCCTCAGCGACGGCAGCGGCATGGAGATCGTTAAGGTTATAGCGGCCCGCTTCGTCAACACGAACGGAAATACCGTTTACTGCTACGGTTGGATATTTCATGGTGAATTCCTTCAAAAAAGAGCCCTCAGTTCACGCAGGACAACCAGCACCCGAGAATCACCATAACTGGCGTCCTCTGAGGGCACTTTTGTGAATGGACTCGGGTTTGCATGCGCGCGTGACTGCGCTATGGAACACTGCTGGATCAAAAAACCCGCCGAAGCGGGTTGGTGAAAATTATTGAGTGGTGCGATCAGATGAAATGCACCTGATAATCCTGCTTTTTCGCCTCAGGATTCAGTGCCATAAGCGAAACTGCGTTGAACAGCGCCATGAGCGGATCAATCTTGCCTTTCCCGCTGGCCTGCTTGGTAATGAGAATGGCGTTACCTTTTGGCTCTACACGAGCGTTGCCCACACACCAGGCCATCATCGGCTGTCCACCATGAACCAGAACACCTTCAGCAAGCTTGCGCTCCGTGGTTTTAATGGCACCGCCAAGGCGCCAGCCCTGACTGACACCAACCACAGCATCAGCGGGAATTTCCGCCTCAATGAGCGCATCGAGGATCTGCCCGACACCGGACGGGTCAATGCCGATTTTGTCGAGCAGTTCCGTCCTGTGGATCCGGCTGACATATTCCGCCACTTCCTCCGTATCCTGCCCGACGCGCTTAACAATGGTCAGGTCACCGGCTTTCACAAAGTCGTTAAACCGGGATTCCTCGCTTTTACGGCGCCGGATTGCTATTTCGTGTGCCCAGGCATGACACCAGCAGAGCCATTCCCGCGTCTCGGCATCACGCCCGACGGCACTGAATCCCAGCAGGTCATCAAGTCCGCCGCCATCAATACCGACGGTGATCACCTCGGCACGCTGCAATAAATCGTCAAAACTTACGCGCTTAGCCTGCTGATCCCAGAAATCGACACCCGCCCAGCGATCACTGCGCAGGTTCAGGCCGATTTCGATATTGAGATGCTTCGCCAGAAATTGCTGCAGCGTGCCGTCTGTTTTTACCTGGTTTTTGCGGAGATTGTCCGCTATCCATTCCGGGCTGACGGAAAGGCCGATGTTGGGATTGGTAATATAAAAATTGTCAGGCTCGAGATACGCCTTGCTTTCCACCATGCTTTCCGGGAATTCGTAAAGGATCCCCAGCGTTTTTGGATCGCTGATTTTGCCGTCTCGTACATCACGCCAGTAATCAAGCCGCTCTTTAAATACACCCGCCGGGGGCTCGTCACTCTGGGTGGTCAGGTAAATCACCCATCCCTCGTTTCGCGATACCTGCCCGCCGAGCGCCTCCATAAACATGGCTTCAGCGTTGGCGCGCTTCCCGAAAAGCCACAATTCGTCCACCAGGATACGTCCTGATTTCTTACCGGAAACCGTATCGGTATCGGCCGCCACCACTTTAAGTGTGTTGCGGGTCACCCTGTGGGTGATTGTGCGGATATGGTCCTGAATCTGAAACATATCCGTCAGCTCTTCGTCGGCGCGTATCATACCGGCGGCAGGCTTAAAGCTGTTGTCTGCCACCTCTTTGGTCGGCGCGAGAATCAGATGTTCTTCATCTTCGCGCCAGCACAGTATCAGCGCGGTCAGCATAATTCCCGCGGCAATGGTCGATTTGGTGTTTTTCTTCGAGATCAGCAGACCATATTCGCGGATCAGCTGATTACCCGTATCAGCCTCATAACCACCAAAGATGGCTTTAACAAAATCAAAGACCCAGGCTTCAGAACATTCACCGAATGTGGGCTTGCCCGGCAGGTCTGATACCCGCAACTCACGGAAGATACCAAGCGCCTGCTCTGCCTGATCAGGAAAAATTGGCGGCGGGATGATGGACTGGCGGTTAACCAGTAGACTCTCCCATTCAGGGCATGCCGTGGACCACTGTGCCATGAATTACCCCTGCTTGTTATTTACCACCAGCTTTGGCGGTGCCATGGAACCAAATTTGCTGGCGCCTGCCGCCACTTTCGCTGCGGCGTTCCTCGCATCTTTTTTACCCGTCTCCCCTTTTTTGGGATGAATATAAGGCAGCATTGCCTTTGCCGCGTCCTTTCGGATGTCAATATCCTCACAGGCGTCGTTCATTACAGCCATCAGAAACTTGAGAGGATCATCATACTGACCTGCCACCTTGGGAGCTTCCGGCGGAGGTATTTTTTCCTCAGTGTTTACTGCTGGGGTATAAACATTTTTCCGGCTGGCAGGGACCTCATCAACTTCGATGGTTTCTTTCTTTTTGCGTTCAGTAAAAGCGATGACTTCCGGGTCTTTAGCAAGCTGCGAACCCTTTGACCGCGCGGATTTCTCCGAGTAGCCCGCCTTTATTGCCGCATCTTTCTGAGACATGCCGGACATCAGCGCCACCGCGAATTTTCGCTTCTGCGCTGTTAACATGTTTATACCCTCCAAAAGGGAATTTTTTCTGTGCGTGAGAGGGGGAGCGGTGTCCAGGGCGATCAATGTTTACTCCCGAACCTACCCCCCCGGTGATGAGAATCACTTTCATTTAAAGTAAAATCATTTCATTTGAAACCATTACCGACATCAGACCACGACGATTTGCTGATGATCACCGCTATCCGGCACGGCATGCTTCATGGCCTCTTCATCAGGCTGGCTGGTTGCCGCTTCGCGCGCCGACTTCCCGGAATGGCATTCTGTGCATAGTGTCCACAGGTTGCGCTCTGAGTTATCGCCGCCAAACTGCAATGCGAGTCGATGATCAAGCTCGCTCTCATGCAGGTCAACGACGCGCGAGCAAATGCAACAGTGTCCGCCATCACGTACCCAGATCCGCCGCTTGAGTCCCACGCGGGCGCTGCCACTGATGCGACGCTGCTCGCCATAAACAGGCTTGATGCGCCTCGTATCAATCACTTTCAACCTGGGTTTCAGTGTTGTTAGCTTAACCATGTAACCTCCAGGCGCGGCGCCGCTCGGTGCGAGGAATCTGGTCTGGATGTTGCTCGACAGGTTCACCATCAGCGTGATCAACCAGCGACCAGCAGGGATACACCACCGGCGCACCCCATGCGTCACCCAGCGCGAAGTCAGCGGGCTTTTTGCTGTCCCAGCGTGCCAGCACCCTCGGTAGATGCTGAGGCGGCACGCTGTAACACACGCCATGAATGAGCTGCGGCAACGTGATGTAGTCGGCGCGCGTCCTGTCGGCGGCAATCAGCCGTTCTGCAATCTGCGCCTGATACTGAGGCGGGCGACCAGTACCGAGATAGAAACTGATCAGTGAATCGGGGTGCTGCTCAACCCACCACATCGCACCTGAAAGAAGGTGATCTGTAGGCACTGCATCATCTTCGATGACAACTACCCTGCAAGCCTGGTTTGCAGCCCATTCGAGCGCGCGTCGGTGGTTCCAGTTAGCGCCATGGTGACCCTCATCAAGCATAATCGTGGCTTCAAGCATGCGCGCAAGGCGATAAGCACGGTCATAGCGACTGTGATGGCCAACCACAATAAACTTCACTTGTGCTGCCACCATGCCACCTCTTTACCAATACCGTTTGTTTTAAAGACCGTATGCACTGCCGGACCGGTCACGATGCGATCACCAAAGCGTTTCGCCACAATGCCGAACGCCAGCATGTCACCTACGGCTGCCGGTGCTTTCTCTGTCTTCCAGAAGCGGTGACACTCCAGCAGGTAATACAGCCGCACAATGCCATGAGCAAACGCCATCACGTCTTCACGCAGGCCGCCAAGCAGCCCGGCATTAAGCATCACATCGTTGCGGTGCTGGTCGATAAAGTCCTGATAGACGCGCTCCGGGTGATGCTGGCGCGCCCAGGCATCGGCATAGGTCTTTGGCTCGGAACCAACATAAACCATGCCCGGCACCATATCTGCCCACGGTTCGCGAAGCATTTCGACATCGGTACCGTCGGTACACCACACGGAGTGATACTCCGGATGATCGCGAAGGTGCTGACAGATATGCAGCCACCGCCGGAAATAAACGTTCATCGCTACTTCCGGCACATTGACCAGACTGGCACCGGGTGGTGCGCTGGTGAGCTGGTCTGCAAGCACAACCGCATCAGCGCCTTGGATAGATGCCGACCAGCGCGCGAGCATGTCGGGCTCGGCCGTCATACGCTCATTGCGCTGCGGGTCGGGCTGGCTGGTTAACAGCGTGGTGATCACCACATCATGCCGCTGGCGGTACTCTGCATAGCCGGTATACCCGGTGTCGCGCCGCTCGTTGTGAATCCGCACGTTGCGCTTAACCTGCTCTTCGCGATCCGGGCGCGGTACCGAACGTTCAACAAGTTCATGCTCGTCCAGCGAGTGAATGAGCTTTTCTGAACCAACCACATCGGCGAACGCCCACGACGTCAGCCCGGCATTGTGGATGCGCAGTGCCAGATCAGAATGTTCATACATGCCGCGACCATAAATCGGGTCAAAGCCGCCGACACGCTCAATCACGCTGCGGTGGTAGTAAAGCATCACGCCGCGCTGGCCAGTGTAAGCCACATGCTTATCATCGCGGTATAGCACCGCGATATCGTTGAGCTTGCGCGCTCCAGCCAGATCGAGGAACTGATAAGCCAGATGAGGCTCGGGTGAATTGATATAAGGCAACCACCAGCCATCAGTAATCGGCCATGCGTCATCGTCCCACAGGAAAATATGCTCGCACCCCGCATCCATCAGCGCGGACAGGCTGGCATTCTTCGTTGCCACAATGCCCAGCGATTTTTCGTGCCGGATCAGCTTAACGCCGTCGGGCACCGCTACTGGTGGCTGTGAACCATCGTCAACAACAACCACCAGCGCGCCAGCGGGAAGATACTGGAGATGATGCTCCAGCGCCTGACTGAGAACGCCAGCACGGTTATGAGTAGAAATAGCGATACCGATGCGGCTGGTGGCCGTGTTACAGACAGGCGCATACGGGACACCATCGATAGTGACCTTCATAAAGCTTCCTTTTAGATGTGAGCCTGTCGCATGGGACAGCCGCCCGAGAAAACAGCTTTCCCCAGGCTCACGACTGAAAGACTCTCGATTGTTTAGCGCATGCGAAGCGCAATAAAAAAGGCCGCCGTAGCGACCATGGTTTTAGATACGAGTGTTACTGAGGATCGGTAATAAACTGCGGTATGCTGGAATCAATCGTCCTGACACTAATAAAGCTGCCTGTCAGGTCAGAAACCTTAACAGTGCGTCCACCGCTCCATTCTTCGTAATGGAAGGGAACCTCAGTTAACTTTCCATCAATGATGACCTGCATCATGGTTGTTTCGTCTTGGGTCATAGCACCGCCCATAAAAGCCACCAGTTTAAGCCAGTTGCTTTTTTATAATAAATTTTGATTATTGGATTTGATGATAATAGGTCTTTATCTTTTCAATTAATGATTTATTAACTTTGAAAGAGAAAGTTTGCCCTGTAGTTAAACTAACGACACACCTAAAATCTTGTGGATCAGCCCCCTGCTTCTTAAGCCCTTTGGCGATTTCCTTGATCCAAGTATCACTCTCATCAAGTTCAATCCATAGGGTAGCTTGCTCACCATACTCTAATTTTTTTGGTAATTTTTCTGAATATCGAGAATCGAAGGGCTGGTAAAAAGTTATACTCTTTTTGAATTCCCAAATTACTGACGTAACAGTGACAGTATAAAGCGACAGGTTTGTTACGATAATTGAGACACCTTTATTTTGATATGG